GGGAAAGACCGTTGGACGAGGCAGAGAGAGCCGCGATCGACACACACGGGTTACACAACCTGGGTGACTTCAGACCAAAAGAGCCAACCGAGGCAGAGGTCAAAATAATCAAGGAATTGTTTGAGAAATCTGTTGAAGGTGAGGCTTATGATCTCGAACAGTACGGACAGTACTTCAGACCAGCGGGCGTGGCTTACACGAAACCACAGACACCTGTTGCGGAAGCACCAGCGACCACAACGGCAACTGCATCTGAACCTGCTCCAGCAGTGAATCAACCAGCACCACAACCAGCACCACAACCAGAGGCGGCACCGGCAACGGCGGCACCCGCGGGCGACAGTGCCAAGAGGGCGGAAGACATACTGAAACTGATCAGATCAAGACAAGCAAAATAATCTGACATTTTACCAAGGCCCAGGCATTGACTGTGTGGGCCTTGTGTAATATAATAAGAGCATGAACAATATTAAGAAAGCGATCGAATGGATCTTGTACAAACAAATACCAGCATGGGTATTAGTAGTATTGGTGATAATTTGGATCTTACTATAGGACGATAACAATGACAAAAGTGTTTGACGCAACAAAATTTAGGAAAAGCATTACAAAATCAATACAGGGGTTAGGCATAGGATTCAGTGATCCAACAGATTGGATCTCAACCGGGAACTACGCCCTTAACTATTTAATGACCAGTGATTTCAACAAAGGGATACCACTAGGTAAAGTGACTGTGCTCGCGGGAGAATCAGGCGCGGGTAAATCATACATAGCATCAGGAAACATAATCAAGAACGCACAGGCACAGGGCATATTCGTGATATTGATAGACACAGAGAACGCACTGGACGAGACATGGCTACAGGCACTGGGCGTTGACACATCGGAGGAAAAACTTCTTAAATTGAGCATGTCGATGGTGGACGATGTGGCTAAGACCATATCAGAGTTCATGAAAGGCTACAAGGAACAACACGCAGACAACAAGGAAGGTGCGCCAAAGGTTCTTTTCGTAATAGACAGTTTGGGCATGATGTTGACACCAACGGACGTTAACCAGTTTGAAGCAGGTGACATGAAGGGCGACCTGGGTAGAAAACCAAAGGCACTGACAGCACTGGTGAGGAACTGTGTGAACATGTTTGGTAGTTGGAATGTTGGCTTGATAGCCACAAACCACACATACGCATCACAGGACATGTTCGATCCAGATGACAAGATATCAGGTGGACAGGGATTCATATATGCCAGTTCAATCGTTATAGCGATGAAGAAACTGAAACTGAAGGAAGACGAGAAAGGCAACAAGATATCAGAAGTAAGGGGTATCAGGGCGGCCTGTAAAGTCATGAAGACCAGGTATGCCAAACCTTTCGAAGGCGTACAGGTCAAGATCCCGTATGATACAGGAATGGATCCCTACAGCGGACTGGTTGACCTATTCGAGAAGAAGGGCATACTGGTACAGACCGGAAACAGACTGAAATATGTTGATCCACAGGGCAAGGAACACATTGACTTCAGGAAAGCATGGACCGGTGATAAATTAGATATGATAATGGCAAACTTCAAAGAAAGCACTGAAGTAAAAACAGAAAACGTTGAAGAAGCACCAAAATCAAAAGCAAAGAAAACCGAAACCAAAGAAGAGGAAACTGAAGAATAATGATTGATTTCACACACGAAGACATTGAGAGACTATGGAACTCGATCACACACTACGTCCCTGAGAGATCTAAACTGGACGCGGCCATAGACTTCATAAAGAGTCTTGAAGACATTGGCATTGAAGTTGATGAGATAAAAGCATCAGCGGAATATGATCCCAAACTCGAGGAAGCGATCAACACGGTGTTTGAAGAAGAGGACGAGGAAGAAGAATACAGCGAGGACGAATGATCAACTGGTACAGTGAAGTAAGCAGAAGTCTGGCAAAGATACCAGATTGCGTGGCATACTTTGACCAAGAACTTCTAGAAGCCAGAAAACAGTGCAAGATCTATGGAAACCTTGAACGAGCATCAGCATCACTACCGGGAATAGTCGAAGAAAGATTCAGCCAACTACAACAGTTGGAGGCGATTCTGGAATACCTAAACATAGAACTGAGAAGATTAAGATCAAAAACATTCCGCAAATTCCTAGAGAACTATAATCGGGCACTGTCCAGCAGAGACGCAGAGAAGTACGTGGATGGAGAAGATGATGTAGTGGATCTCACAAAGATAGTGAACGACTTCGCACTGTTGCGTAACCAATGGCTGGGCATAACCAAAGGATTGGACCAGAAGCAATGGCAGATAACCAACATCGTCAAACTACGTGTGGCGGGAATGGAAGATGCCGACATCAAATAGAATCATACTCACAGACGTAGACGGGGTACTGCTGGAATGGGAACATCATTTCACCAAGTGGATGTTACAGAAATCTTATTTTGACGAACACGGCAATCGATATTATCCTCATAAATTGTTACCCAATAAACAGGACGAGTACGAGATGGCCAATCGGTTCGGTGTCAGTAAAAATGAGATCAGAGCACTTATCAGGGAATTCAATAGGAGTGCCTGGATGGGCACACAGAGACCCATGGAGGAATCCCAGACCTGGGTTAAGTTGTTGGCCGCGGAGGGCTGGACGTTTATACCCATAACATCTCAAACATCAGACATACCAGCACAGGAGTTACGTAAGAGAAGATTGGGAGAACTGTTTGGGGACCACGTGTTCACAAATTACCACATTCTAGGCACAGGCGCTGACAAAGACAGTGCATTAGCCGAATTCCACGGTACCGGACTGTATTGGGTCGAGGACAAGCCTCACAACGCTGTAGCCGGGCTCAAATACGGTTTAAAGCCCATATTAATCAATCACGAATACAACAGAGATTTTGAACACCCAGACATCACACGTGTAAATAATTGGAAACAAATACACCAAATATTATCTGGAAAAAAATGAAAGTTTATGTAGGTTGGGACTCGAGGGAAGACATCGCATACCAAGTGTGTGAGCATTCGATCAAACGCAGAGACCAAGAAGCAATAGTCGAACCTCTGAAACAAAACGAGATGAGAACTCAAGGTATCTACACCAGAGATGTGGATAAACTCGCATCAACAGAATTTACCTTTACAAGATTTTTCGTACCTTACCTAAACAACTTCAAAGGCTGGGCGGTGTTCTGTGATTGTGATTTCGTTTGGAAAGTGCCTGCCAAAGAGCTAGAGAAATACCGTGATGATTCCAAAGCGGTAGTATGTGTTCAACATGACTACACGCCTGAGGACGGATCCATCAAGATGGACGGACAACTACAAACTGCCTACCCCAGAAAGAACTGGTCAAGCATGGTGCTATGGAACTGCGCCCATGAGAAGAACAAGATACTGACACCAGAATTCCTAAACAAACAGACACCAAAGTTCCTGCACAGGTTCTCATGGCTGGAAGATTCTGAGATAGGATCATTACCGCACGAATACAATTGGTTGGTTGGTTGGTACAAGGAACCCAAAGACGGGAAACCCAAGATTCTACACTACACGGAAGGTGGACCATGGTTTGATGGTTATCGTGACTGCGAATACGCAGATGATTGGAAGAAGGAAGTAATCAACTTATTTTCATCATAATGAATTGGGAGAAAATAAAACCAAATCATTACTTCAAAGAACCTGTAGAACATGTATACGCTTCCACATTATTTGACATAAAAGATTATGATAAACTGTACGAAAACCAAAACAATTTCACACACCCGGTATGGCAAGAGTTCGACAGCAGGTATAAAGTAGGTTTCCAATTCCACGACGACATACGAGAAATTAACAAAAAGAAAGAGATAATCTGTTTATGGTTCTTCAAAGAGAGAAACGATCGTAGCGGAGGAGAAGATATTATACTAGCAGGCAAGCACTTGAAGTACTTGCCCAACACGTTCCTAATAACAAAGTCAAAGGATATAAAAGTTCTAGAAAAACGTGATGAATACTTTCGCAGACCTTTCCTACAGATAGATATGAAGGGAAGCGCCTGGTCTAATATATTAGAAAGATTTCAGTAATAGATCTTATCTATCTGATCCACATTTGGTTTGTGTTCGATAACTTCACTATTCTTAAATCCTAGATCATACATATATTCATCCATTTCTTTTTCGGACGGTATGTCTGGGAAGTCATCTTTTTTAAGTAAGTTGACTTCCTGGATAATAAACTTTGCTGTTTTGAATATCATCGGCGCACCTTTCATGACCATTATCTCGGCACCTTGTACATCCTGTTTGATTAAATCGAATTGAGCATTTGAACCAACCAATTGATCAAGGGTCTGCATTTGCCTGATTTCATAGTGTTTGAAAACACCAAATACGCTAGAACCTTTGGTGTAGGTAATTTTTTTCCTATTCCCCTTGTTGATTTCTCGCAGGTACATTTTAATTTCTTTGTTTGAATCACCAAGCACTGCTATGTGATAATCAGGAGTCACTTCTTTCAATTTCTTCTCATGTTTTTGTCCTGCTTCTATACAGGTGTACCGTGCCGTTGGCCATATCATTTTAACTTGTTTGGTCCAGAAACCATTCCACGCCCCAATGTCCAGTATTCGCGAAGGCATGAATTTACGTTCAATTTTAAGTTTTTTTAGAAACTCGTACATCATGTTCTGTAATATACTATGTCAGGCCATGTCTTGATTAATATTTTAAATCCCAAATCCTTGAGGTGTTTTTCAATTTTAAGATTACTACTGCCATATTTCTTACTATTATTGTTTAACTCAATCATTATATATTCTATGTTCTGCAACGTGTTTGACGCACCTTTTAGAACCTGCATCTCTAGTCCTTCTACATCTATCTTCAACATGTCGGCCTCTCCTATGTCTAGAGAATCTAATTTATTAATTTTTGTTTCGCCTTTTTCAAACAACACCCTAGTGTTCTGTGTGGCAGACTCATTGGTAAGTTTTACAAATCCGTCTTCGTTACCAACTGCCTGGTTGTATAATCTCACATGATTATATGAGGATAGATTCCTTGCTAGACATTCATAATGTATTTTGTTTGGCTCGTAACAATACATTTTTTTACAGTATTTCTGCATAGCAGTCGCCCACGTTCCGCACCATGCTCCCACTTCTACTATTAGATTAAATTTTTTATGTTGACTGTCACACCATTTGACAAACTGCTTGAGGCAGGTATCCTGCATGTGAGGGAATCCGTTAGCACGCCATTGCTCTATCTGGGCATCTGTCGTCGGAACCCATAATCCATCTTTCAATTTTTCAATTTTCATAATAAACCTTTGTCGATCAATATTTCAATCGCACTACCGTTCTCAAATTCTTCTGGTGTGAACTGTTGATATGCCAGACTGTACAGCCATGGCTCTGGCCCACCATAGTAAGGATTCTCTATGTCTGCTAACTCTGTGTTGCCAACATCTGTGGCAAAACTCTTCTCATGACAGAAGACTGGTATGCCTTCGCAAATGGCCTCAACCGCCGCAATTGAACAACTGGTCACAACGCACCAGGCGTCCTTAAGGTCCTCGGATAAGGGTACCTTGGCCTCACTCGGACCTGAGGTACCCCTGCCCCTGGGCTTGTGTCGAAGTCTGATCGGTCTATCTGTGTATCTCTTGATCTGTTCTATTGTATCGTTGGTCCAATTTGGCTGGCCTAGGTAATTGTTAATACCTGCAGAACTTGGACACACTAGGATATGTTTTCCCTTAAAAGCCGGAGCTTTGATCTTCATCCCAAACTTTTCAAATCTATCTTGCCTACAGTCTTTGATGTAAGGAACGTGTATGGAATTCTTACAGATACGCCAATAATGATTGTCAGGTTTCAGATTGTTGTTGTCAAATCTACCAAAGTAGGGGGTGTCAGTAAACCAATAACTATGATTACGTGATTCCAACTTCTTGACCATCTCCCTGTTGTTGCCAACGAATCCCCAGAACATGCTGTTTTTAACGGGGTCGATTTCTGTGGCATTGTCTAACTTGGTTATCTGATCTGGCCAAGACTTCTCAACACCGTTAAACACTTCCCATGCCTTGCTTTTTAAATTATTAAAGGGTGCGTAAATTGTTAGCATCTATAAAATCTTTTAGTTGTTTTGCCCATTGACTGTGCCCTTCTGCAGAGGGGTGAGGATCGTTTGGACTCACTATATATTTGTTCTTCATAATAAAATTGTAATGGCTGGTATCAAACTCGAAAAAACGATCTTTATTAATCGATAATTCTAATGTTCTTAGATCCTTGTTGGATGTTGTCATTTCGTTTGGTAGACTATTGTACATCACGTAAGGTATTTTTTTTAACTCAAAAAAATTCTGTAAATCTAGCACATGGTCTAAAAATCTCATCTCGCCCTGTTGATCAACGTCCCAGCCAAGTTGTCCTGAAACAAATCTCAGATTGTTTGCTGTTTTCCATGTCCTCCAAGTGGAATCCATGTTAGGTATTCTACCCTTCTTCCAACCATCATTAGTTAGGTAATCGTGCCTATGTGTACTTGACCAACCTATAACAGCAAATGTATCTTCCGAGTTATTTTGCTGGAACCATAATTTAGTTGTGAAACTGATACGATCATTGCCCCTGCCTCCCATGGCGAGATTACATAACTCCAGACCGTACTGCTCTGCTAAAATTTTAGTTGTGAACGTTTCTACTCCGTCTTTTGGACGGGTACTTAAGAAACTGCACCCATTGGAAAATAATCGCATCATAGTGTATTTTACAGTATAATTATTCATATGCCAACAGTTAAAAACATTGATTCGTTGAAATATTTTCTCAACAGGTTCCCTACAATCGATTCCGGATATCAATATTTGGTGAATTACCACAAAAGTGTTGATCCACATTTTGAGTCTTTGCCTACTTTTATCGCAGAATTTTTTGATTGTAAGACGCATAGTTGCCCATTATTACTGACCAATGAAAATCATTTGATAACCAATCATGTATGGAATTTAACCCATAAAAGTAGAAACAAACCAGGCAAGACACACGGCCTGTGGCAAAAATGGGGAGACCATGTAGAAATGAATCTACCCCCGGTGACTAAACAGTTCAACGAGACCTACACCTACGTGTGGTTGCCCATAGATAAAGATAGTGCTGACAACCCATGGCACGTGTGGATAGATGTAATCTCTAAATTTCGATTAATTGAGAAGAGGTGGTCCACTAATTTTACCAAATACATTTTCATATTATCAAATCCCAGCAAGTATTTTGACAAAATCACAAAGGAATTTTTTCCAGAACTCAAGTACATGGTGATGCCCAAAAATGAGACCTGGCAGTTCAAACACCTGATTGTGCCCAGTCTCAGCAATTACAAAGACGGAGTAATAACGCCACACCTAGCACCATGGCTAAGGAGGTTAAAGAAAACTCTTAAGATTGGATCCGGAAGAAAAAGAAAAATCTTTATTTCACGTGAAGGTGCTAAAACTAGGAAACTACTAAACGCCGAAAAACTAATGATAGCACTCAAAGGGTGGGAAACTGTAATGTTAGAGACACTATCAATTAAAGATCAGGTTAGGTGTTTCTCGGAAGCATCTCACGTGGTTTCAACACATGGCGCAGGACTGGCCAACCTGCTCTGGTGCGAACCTGGGACTAAAGTTATTGAGATACAAGATCCAAACATGCTAAAAAAGAAAGTATATCCTGTGGTTTCGTATCATTTGGGACTAGATCACAAACTATACCTAGCAAAGATCATACCTATAAAAATACAAGGAGCAAAACTAAAAGGTGTAAAAAGATTAAATGATTTAATTAATTTTGAAGTGGATATAATAGATTTTATAAAACATCTAGATTAATATAAAAAGCTAACTTGAAAAAATACACTAGAGGTCTAAGTCTACATAATTATAGTAAATGAAAAAAATTGCTTTTGTAACAGGAATGACTGGACAAGACGGTCCTTATCTTGCAAAACATCTTTTATCACATGACTATAAAGTTTATGGTTTGGTAAAAAGATATAGCAATCCAAATCTGTCAAATCTTACATATCTAGGCATCGAGAACGATGTAGAACTTGTAACAGGAGATATCACAGACGATGCGAATATGAACCATTTGATTAAATCTATTCGCCCAAACGAATTCTATAACCTAGCGGCACAAAGTTTTGTTGGTGCGAGCTGGGATCTCAACAAACAGACCACAGAAGTAAATGCGGTAGGTGTATTGAACATTCTGAATGCAATTGTAAGTCAAAATCCTACAACAAGATTCTATCAAGCAAGTACAAGCGAACTTTATGGTAACGCTAATGTCAGCGGGCTACAGGATGAAAAAACCCCATTCCATCCACGTTCACCGTATGGTGTATCTAAACTATATGCATATTGGATGACAGTAAACTTTAGAGAGAGTTACAGCATCCATGCTTCAAATGGTATATTGTTTAATCACGAATCGCCTATCAGAGGCAAGGAATTCGTAACAAGAAAAATAACCGACGGTGTGGCTAAAATCAAATTGGGTCTTGCTAAAAAATTAACACTTGGTAACCTAGACGCCAAAAGAGATTGGGGATTTGCTGGAGATTTCGTTGAGGCTATGTACACCATGGTACAACAAAAAGATCCAGGTGATTATGTGATTTGTACAGGAGTACAACACTCAATAAGAGAATTACTAACCCATGCATTTGATACAGCAGGTATTGAAAACTGGGAGCAATATGTAGATTCGGATCCTCGGTTCAAACGTCCGGCGGAAGTTCATGCCCTACACGGATCTTACAACAAAGCCAAAGAAAAACTGGGATGGGAACCAAAAACCTCATTCAAAGACATGATTGCCTTGATGGTCAACGAAGACATCAAACGACTGTCAGATGATTTACGTTAGTTCAACTAATAGACACCTCACTGAAAAATATGTTGATTGGGCAGTGCAAGGATTGTCCAATTCCAAAAAATTGCAACCTTTAGAAATTATTGCTAAAACTGACTGCACCAAAGCAGTAATATTTGGTGTGCTAAGAGGAACACATTTAGTATATAGATGGGCGAAAAAAAACAAAATTGACTTCTATTACATTGACAGACCGTACTGGGGCGAGACGAGAAACATGCCCTACTATGTGAAAATTGTAAAAAATAATCATTTGAAAAATTGGTTGGAAGAACGACCTAGTGACAGGTTTGAAAAAAGTTTTCCATGGCCAATCAAACCGTGGAAGAAAGACGGAAAAAATATTGTGGTATGTCCGCCTTCGAATGCCATGAAGGAATTTTTTGGAGTACATGATTGGTTGGAGAACACTATAAAGATATTGCAGGCAAACACAGACAGACCGATCATGATAAAAAACAAAGGATACAATCCCATAATAGGTCGTGACAAAAATGGTGGTTATATTGTCACAGGAAAAGATAACATACCTCCCAGCCCACCAATCGACTGGGATGACACCTATGCTGTGGTAACCTACAATTCAAACATCAGTTTAGAAGCAACAACAAAGGGCATTCCATGTTTTACTGATGTACATAATGCTTGTTCTCCTATATCAGAAACCGATTTTTCAAAGATCGAAACACCTAAATATGCTGATAGAGAACCTTTGTATTATTCGATGGCCTATGGACAATTCACAGCAGAAGAAATTCGAAACGGTTACGCATGGGAAATATTAGATGGACGTTGAAATATTTAGAAGGACAGTAAAGGATCGCAGACGTGGTGCCAGTTGGGATCTACTTCAACACATGGCAGAAGGCATACGAGCGGTTGGCGATAATCCAATAATGGTTAACGAAAACATGACCGGTGAATGGCAACCCAATGAGATGGAGCCCACGACACCGATTGGTTGTATGTTTGGCTATGGGGGTGACAAACAAATGCATCACACCAAAGGACGCAGAAGAGATCTCGTAGAACGTGCGAAGAAAAAAGGCATTAAGATAATAACATTTGACGGTGGGTTACTTTCTAGTTTTGGCAATGTACACGGACCTAAACATCATTGGCGGGTCTCATTGTTTTCACCCATGAACAATGGTGACTTCTTGTCAGATAATAGTCCGCCAGATAGATGGGAGGCCGCTAAGGCTAGATGGAATGTTAAAAATGAACCATGGCGTAAGTCCAACCAAGACGATCCAATTATGTTTGTTCTACAACCTAGAGACAACTGGAGCATGAACGAGCTTGATCCCATAGAGTGGTTTCATGGGGTTTATGAAAAACTAAGGCCTGCAACAGATAGAAAATTTATCGTGAGACCCCATCCCAATCATGTTGTCCATATCGAAAACAGAATGAACGAGTTTCCAGAAGATGTTGAAGTAGTAATAGGACAAAAATATTTTAATGGAGACGAAAAAAAATACTATAGATTCAATTACCAAGAAGCAATATCTAATTGTCATGCTGTCGTTACACACAACTCGACTGCTGGTGTGGATTCATGTGTTCGTGGAATTCCAACCTTCAATACTTCGGACCTCGCACTTAGTTGGCCAGTAGCAAACAAAAATCTAAACAATATAGAAACGCCAGAATATCCAGACAGGACTCAATGGCTTAACGATCTTGGATACAAATTATGGAGCGAAAAAGAAATAAGGGATGGCACAGTGTTCAAAAGATTCAAAGATAAGTTGGGAATGTAATGTGTGGCATCTATGGCATAACCGAACACAATCCAAAATTTATCAAACACTTCATAGATATTTGTAAACACAGAGGACCCGATGGTTCCAGTATCTGGCATAACGAAAAAATAACTCTGGGTCATAACTTGTTAAGCATAATGGGTGAACCAGGCGATACAACACAACCGTGGACAACACCCAAAGGAAACAAATTAGTTTACAATGGAGAAATCTTTAACTACTACCAACTAAAAGAGAAGTACAAAGAGTTTAAAGACACTACAGGTTGTGACACAGAACTTCTTGCTTGGGGACTAGACAAGTTTGGCATATCATTTATTGATGAGATGGATTCCATGCATGGCTTTGCCTACTATGAACTCGATAAGAATACACTTACATTGAGCAGAGATCATGCAGGGGTAAAACCTGTTTACTACGCAGAGATCAAGGAAGGATTGGTGTTTGGTTCTGAGATCAAAGGAATGCTCGATAAAGTTCCTGGTAGCAGAAGGCAAGATAAACTTGCAGTGGGGTGCATGACCACCACAGGTATAAATCCTTTACGTAACACCTTTTTTACAGGAATTAAAAAACTACTGGCAGGTGAAACTATTGTTTATGACATAGCAAACAAAAAAATTATAAACACAAAAAGAGTATTCATAAAACCGAATTCGAATAAAAAATTCAATCCTGAAGAATTTAGAACAATAGTTAGAAAATCTATTAAAATATCCAGCATTGGAAGAAGAAAAATTGGTGTGTTCTTAAGCGGTGGTTTAGATTCAAGTCTGGTGGCATACGAACTTAAAAATGTTATAAGTGAGATAAACACTTTTACAAACAGAATGGAACCAAACTATATTCATCCAAAGGACGGTGATCATAACGAAGATGCCAACTGTGCCAAAGTGTTAGCCACGGAGAACAACTTCAATCACACCGAAGTGATCATAACCCCCGAGATAGCAAAACAGTACTGGGACGATTCTATATATTACATAGAACAACCTGTTTACAATCCAAGTCTCTCAATGTATTGTTACACTAATAAAATTTTACACGACAACGGTATAGTGGTTACAATGGCCGGAGACATGGGCGATGAGGTGTTGGGTGGATATCCTAAATACTGGAAACTGAGAAAGGACGAGCTCAACAGTTGGATTGACATTATAGATAAATGGATCAACAGGATAAAAAGACCAATCAAAGTATACGACAAAGCAGTGTTACGCGACGAAATGCTTAAATGCTATCCCGACAATCTATGGAATCCGGCTGACCCCGTGGGTTCCTACATGGCTCTTGATTGTGTTGCACAGGTTCCTGAAGAATTTTTTATGAGGAACGACAAGTATGGAATGGCTCACAGCATGGAAGGACGATTTCCTTTAGCAACAAAAACATTCATGCAGTATTGCATGGATATTCATAGCGATGAGAAGATAGGTGAGACAAAAAGCGATACAAAACTTCTAACTAAAATTGCGTACAAAGGATTATTACCAGATGTAATTATAAACAAAATGAAAACAGGTTGGACCGTGCCGTTACAGCATTGGTGGAATAAATCAAACAAGGCAAGTATACCAACAATAATTGTGAGTGATTGGATTAAAAAATACAGCATGATCGATTAGATTAAATACCGATAGAATGAAAATAAAAGTCATAACATCCTATAAACCGGGCACATGGAATGCTTATGCCAAACGTGCTGTAGATAGTGTACTGAAATATTGGCCCGATGATATCATTGTCGCTGTGTATCACGAAGATCAACCACAAGATGTATTTGAACACCCTAGGGTAGAATGGTATAATGCCCACGTGGTTCAACCAGAACTACTCAAATTCAAGAATAAACACAAAGATGATCCAGTAGCAAATGGGGAATTACAAGAAATACCGGGGGGCGTAAGACGTCCTGCCGAACTTCAGAAAAAAGGAGGACTTGATAAAAATAAAGGATCATTTTTATGGAATGCAGTACGTTTTTCAAATAAAGTTTTTTGCGTCACACATGCATTGAAAAACTCTGATGGTTACGATTACGTTGTTTGGCTAGATGCCGATACCTATACATTCAGGCCCATGCCAAAAAGTTTTTTAGAAAACTTGCTACCCGGAGACACCATGATCACATACCTAGGACGCGAAAATCCAAATCTTAAAGATGGCGGGAAATATCCTGAATGCGGATTTGTTGGCTACAACATGAATAATTCCGAAATACATAATCTCTGTGATGATTGGGAAAAAATGTATATAACAGATGATATGTTTAAATTATTAGAATGGACAGATTGTGCTACATTATGGCATCTCGCTAAAAAGTACCAAAAAGAGAAAAACATAAAAATAAACGATATCGGATATTGGAAAGGTGTAAAAGGGCATCATGTTTTCATTAATAGTGAATTAGGATTATACATGGATCACATGAAAGGTAATCGTAAAGAAGTGGGAAGAAGTAAACCAAACGATTTTAGACCGCAGTCGCTGGAAGCCACAAAAAATTTACACAATCTAGACTACTGGAAAAAAGTTTAATGAAAATAGAAATATGGCCTCAGCATGGACCACTTAACAGTAAGCCTATCTTTGACGCATTCATGAAAAGTCTTCAGGATGCCGGTGAACAACTGTACATCAACAAGAGGGCGGACAACGCTGACGTGGCAGTTATATGGAGTGTGCTATGGCGTGGCAGGATGG